AGCGTCAGCGACTCCGTTGATTTGGATGAGGAACTGTGGACTGATTCGCCTGACACCATTGAGCCAGCGTGGGAAAACAACGGTGATGGAACATACACAGCAGACGGAAGTGAGGGAAGCCCCCAAGATTTGTCTGAAAATTTAGGAATTGTAGGCGCGACTTACTTAATAAGATTTACTATAGACTCAAAGAGTGCGGGGTCTGTACGCGCTTTATGTGGGGATAATACAGGTGCTAATGTATCTGCGCTAGGCGATCATATTTTTGTGTTGCAAGCATCTGATATAGATATAGGTATTCGAAGCACATCAACTTTCGTGGGCACAGTCTCCAACATATCAGTAAAACGCATCGACCCCTCCACCAAAGTAGCAGACTGGAACCCGGGTCTTGATGCTGACTTTACAGTGCCGAAGTCTGTAACCAGTAAGTATGGCTTTGGATTGTTGCCGGGTGTTAATGGAGATTATTTCAGTACGCCTGATAGAGCCGATTACAATTTTAGCGGGCTGCTTGATGTTAAAGTACAGGCAAAGCTGTCTGATTGGACTCCTACAGGTGGAGATTCAATAGTTGGTCAGTTGCCGGGAGGTACTGGGTGGGTTTTCCAGATAAATGCTACAGGAACTCTCAGAGTGTATGTGTCAGGAGGCCCCGGCAACGTTGACTCCACTGAAGCCACCGGATTTTCTGATGGAGACATAAAGTGGATTCGTTTTACATACGATATTCCGTCAGGAGATTTTACTTTCTACACAAGCGCAGACGGAGATACTTGGAGTCAACTTGGCACAGTTGTTTCTGTAACACCAGCGGCCTTCCCTGCTGGAAGCAATTTATTGACTTTAGGTGCCCATACGAATGCTGGCACATCAAACCCAACTGCCGGGTTCGTAAAAAGATGTATCTTGGAGCATGACTCAGTTACCGTTGCCGACTTCTGGCCGGAACGAGATTTCGTGGAAGGTACAACCATGACTTCCTCTGCTACCGGAGAAGTCTGGACTGCCAATGGCAATGCCGCCTACGAATATGACTTTACAGTAAACGGTGACGCTTATCTGACCAGTGACAGGACAAGTGGTGGTGAGTTGTGGGACGATGACCCTGACATAGTGGCATCAGCAATCACTGAAAACGGGGACGGCAGTTATACATGGGATGGCACCACCGGAACCCAAGACTGCACCCAGTCAGGCATCATGGCGAATTATGATACAGACACCATTTTTAAAGTTACTTTCACGCTATCCGATTATTCAACAGGCAGCTTTACGGTGGCGTATAGTGCTACCACAACAGGGAATATTGCGGCAGACGGTACTTATACATATTTGATAGACCCAGCTTCATCTGGGTTTCTGTCGTTGCGCGGTCAGTCCGGTTTCGCTGGCACCATATCTGATGTTTCCGTCAAACCCGTAAAGATCAACTACTTAGAACCTCGCGGATATCTCGCAGAGGGGTCAGCAGAGGAACTGAGTGGGTATAGTGCTGACCTTACTGACGCAGCATGGTTAGATATAAATACTGCGTGTGCAAGGGCGCAAGATGCTGTTGGGCTTAGTGGTTTGCCAAATACCGCGTTTACTTTAACAGATAATAGTGCTACTCAAAGCGAAGGTATCCAACGAAATACAACTATAGCAGACGACAATACTGTCTATTTTGGTGTAGTGCGACTCCCGTTTAACGCTGCGCCTTCTGTCTATCCTAGATTCGGAGTTACTTGTAGCGGAGGAACGACACGGCAGGAAGCGATAGTCTTTGACCCCTCAGATGGAACTTATGTAGAAACGTCAACCAATGGAAGTGTAGTTGCGGTTTACAGAACAGGTGACTTCTGGAATGTGATCATGACAGTAGCGAATAACTCTACAGGTAACACTATAGGCAGAGTATTCCTTTACCCTGCATGGAATACAGATGGCACAGGAACCCAAGCTATTGCGGCACAAGGCTCAACCGTCTTTGCATCAGGCGAGTTGTATGCAACCACTTGGTCACACTCCCCCATCCTCACCACAGGCGGCACTACCAAGACCCGCGAGGCTGATGTAGAGGCGACCGTACCAGCGGCTTACTTCTCTGATGGGATTGGTGCTATTGAGTTTGAGTTGACTCCTTTGTGGGACGGTACAGGAACCGGAGCCGTTCAAGGCATTATTTCTCCAACGTCAACCTTGGCTAACAGATTTATGTACTTCGGAGCCGCCAGTACTGGTAGGATACAATTAAATGACGGCACTAATAATCGTGTAGTGGATTCAAATTGGTCAACGGTAGGCCAAACCATCACAGTCAAGGCAAGATGGAATGAGAACAGTGATATGGACTTCTCTGTTGATAGCGCACTAGGTGGTGCTATTGCTTTTGATGACTCCTTCAATCCCAGTGGAGATGTCACACTGTTCAAGAATTTGACGCAGGGAGCGTGTATTTCTGATGTTAAGTTCTACTCCAGTGATCTTGGAGAAGACTGGCTTGGAAGTTAAGCATGATTGACTTTCAGTATTTATTCAATGCCAGTTTTTCAGTTCTGATGGCTCTTGCTGGTTGGGGTATTCGAGCAATGTTCGATGCTCTTACTAAACTCAAAGACGACCAGATAGAACTAGAGCGTATGATTTCGGATAACTATGTGCGCAGAGAAGACTATCGTGAAGACCTCCATGACATTAAGAAGATGCTTGCTAACATCTCAGACAAGCTGGATGCAAAGGCTGACAAATGATCTTCTATAAGTCAGGGTACAAATACCAACTCGCTGTAGATTATGAAATACCTCTTACTGAGTTAAATTCTTTTGAGATTGCTACAGACTATGTACTGCTTAAGGACGGTGTGCTGACAATTTTTAAAGACTATGCGTGGGATGGTGCTAGTGGGCCAGCTATTGACACAAAGAACTTTATGCGTGGCTCCCTAGTCCATGATGTGCTGTATCAGCTGATGCGAGAGGGACGTTTGCCGAGAGGTGTTAAAAGCTATGCTGATAAGGTTCTACGCAAGCTCTGCATAGAGGACGGTATGAGCAGAGTACGTGCGTGGTGGGTGTACGAAGCTGTGAAACGATTTGGTAAGTACGCAACAATTAAGAACAAAGACCTAAAGGTAGCCCCATGAAATACATTTTTATCATTGTGTGTTTATCACTTGCAGGTTGTCAGAACACTCTGAAGATTCTTGAAGGAGCTACTCACGCCTGTGGTAACATTCACGTTGAAGGTTACTTTACAGACAGTCAGGGTGAAGTGCGTGTGATGAAGTTACCTGCTGAGTGGACTGCTGAGCAAGTCAACGCTTTCTGCGCTGAGTGAGGAGATACTGATGTCGGGTTTGTTTGATTGGATTTCTAATACAGCAGGTAACATAGCTTCTATTCCTGCTATTGTTAGAGATAAAATTATTTTAGATGGTATAGGAGGTTCCGGCTCTACAGCAGGTTATACTAGCGGTAATGTTAGTATAGGAACTCCGGGGCTTGACGTTATGGGACAAGCTCGTCAAGACCTTAACGAACAGTTAGCTTATCTCGAAAAGCTCAGAAAGATGATTGAGGAAAGGGCTATTGAAGCTGGAGCAAGTCCTGAAGAAGCACAGAAGACAGCAGTAGAAACAGTCCCTGTTAATACTGGTTACGGTGTATCAGGAACAGGAGGCGACTCAGGAGTTCCCGCAGGAGCCGACATCTTTACTAGCACGATAGACGACTCTACTATTGAACCAGAGAGTATAGAAGAAGACACTGAGCCTACTCTAGCAGACATCATAGGAGAATGGTTAGAAAGACAGGAAGGGCCAGTCACTCAGGAAAAAATATTAGATGTTTTAGGACGCTATGGGAGGACACCAGAGGACTTTAACGAGGCGGTAGCAGATGTAGAAGGTATACCCTCCTTTGAAGATTTTGTGTCTGAAACAGACTTACAGGGCGAAGGAGACACCCCTACGACTGACGAGGAGGTAGAGGAGTCTATTGACGATTCTACTACACAGCAACCCAGTGTAGGCTACAGACCTCCTCCTGTCTTCCGACCTGATGAGCCTACACCTCCTGAGTCTCCCCTTGAGAAGCCTGATGAGCCTCCTACTTTTATCATGCCTACTCTTCCTGAAGAAGAAGTTGTTGATGAAGAGTTTAATGGTTTGTTAGCTATCTCTGCACCTAACAGAACAACCTCAGAGGTATTGGCTCCTGACCTCTTCAAACTAGACAACAACATCCCCTTGGTGGGCAAACTAACACAGTACACTCCCATGACTGCTCCACAGTACCTGTTGAGTGGCATATCACAGAGATACAGGGTATAAGATGATATTCTTTAATTCTATCGACACGTTTAAGGTATAAGATGACATACTTGAATTTAGTAAACAATGTACTAAAAAGGCTCCGTGAATCCGAAGTCACTACAGTAACTCAGAACACTTACTCTAGCATGATAGGGGAGTTCGTCAATGACGCTAAAGAGTTCGTAGAAGATGCTTGGGATTGGTCTGGGTTGCGTAAGACGGTTGTTGTTACTACAGCAGCGGATGATTATACTTATACTCTGACAGGCTCTGGCATTAAAGATAAGCTCCTAGACGCTATCAACGACACATCAAACATCAGGATGATTCAGGACTCAAGAGGACGCTTTAACGAAAGGCAGTTCATTTCAGAGGTAGCTACAGGCTCTCCTTTGTACTTTGTGTACACTGGAGTTGACAGCTCTTCTGACCGTACTATTGAGGTGTATCCTACGCCTGACGGTGTGTACTCTCTGCGCTTTGACATAGTAGGCAGGGAGGCTAAACTCAGTGATGACAATGACACCAGCGTACTACCGCCTAGTCCTATCATTCAGTTGGCTGTAGCTATGGCTGTACGTGAGCGTGGTGAGACTGGTGGTACGTCAACTCAGGAATACTTTGCCATAGCCAACACTTCACTGTCAGACGCTATAGCTTTGGACGCAGGACACTTCCCACATGAGACTGAGTGGAGAGCCGTTTAATGGCGCAACAGTTACAGAACATTACCATTGCAGCTCCCGGCTTTTTTGGTCTTAACACACAGGACTCTCCTGTTGGTCTGAATCCTTCCTTTGCGTCTATCGCTGACAACTGTGTCATTGACCAGTATGGTCGTGTAGGAGCTAGGCAGGGCTACACAGAGGTCACTACCAATGGAGCTTCTGTGCTTGGCTCTAGTGTGGGCATTGAGATGATACATCAGTATAGAGATTCTGATGGTAATGAGGTTGTACTCTCTGCTGGCAATAACAAGATATTCTCTGGTACTACTACGTTAGTTGATGAGACACCAGCAGCGTACACTATAACAGCTAACAACTGGAAGGCCGTCAACTTTAATGACCACACTTACATGGTACAGCGTGGCTATGAGCCTTTAATCTACTCAGATCATGCTGGTGCAGTAGAACCAATGTCCACTCATACACACGCTACAGGCACACCGCCAGAGGGTAACGAGATACTGGCTGCTTATGGACGGATATGGATAGCTGACTTTGAGACAGACAAGTCCACTATCTACTGGTCTGATCTGCTAAATGGCTCAGGCTGGTCTGGTGGCTCTACAGGCTCGTTGGACGTTACAAAGCACTGGCCTAACGGGTACGATGAGATCACAGCTCTAGCAGCCCACAACGGCCTTCTAGTGATATTCGGAAAGAACTCTATCCTTGTCTATGAAGGAGCCACCAGCCCTTCTACTATGGTTTTGGCAGACACAATAGCAAACATAGGTTGTGTTGCTAGAGACACAGTACAGAACATAGGCACTGACCTTGTGTTTCTCAGTGCTACTGGTGTGCGTTCATTAGCTAGAACGATTCAAGAGAAGTCAGCTCCTATTAGAGATATTAGTAGGAATGTCCGTAATGACATTAACGCATTGTTGTCATTAGAGTCAGGAAACATAAACTCTGTGTACAGCCCAGAGAATGCTTTTTACCTTCTTAACTTCCCCTCTAAGAACATTGTCTACTGTTTCGATATGAGAAGTCCTCTTGAAGACGGTAGTTACAGAGCTACTACATGGAGCCAGATAAACCCTCTGTGCTTCCATAGGCTAGAAGATGGTACAATATACTTAGGACACAGCACTGGAATTACACAGTACGGTGGGTACAACGATAACGGGGATACATACGATCTCAGTTACTTTAGTAATCCTTTAGACTTTGGTAACGCAGCCAACTTAAAGTTTCTGAAAAAGTTTACTCTTACTATCATCGGTGGTCAAAGCACACAGGCAGTTCTTAACTGGGGCTATGACTACAGTGCTGCCTATGAGAAAGAGACGTTCACACTAGCTGCTCAGAAGGTAGCAGAGTATGGCTCGGCAGAGTACAACACAGATGATGCTGTGTATTCAACAGGCATTATCTTAAACACTAGCGGTGTAAATACCACAGGTAACGGCAGTGTTGTAACTGTTGGCGTTGAAGCTACTATTAACGATGGGCCGTTTTCAATTCAGAAGATAGACATTCTAGCTTTGCTGGGCAGATTAATTTAAAGAGGAAATATAGATGGACTGGCAAGATATTATAGGCAAGGGTGCAGAACTAGGAGCTAATTACTTACTAGCTCAGTCTTTAGCAGGGACTCAGAGAAGTCGTGCAGAAGATGCTGCAACTAGAGCAGAAACACTAGGACAGCAGTTAGCGAGTGCATCTACTGGCACGTTTAAGCCCTTCTCTGTTAGCACAGGGCTTGGGCCGGGTATCTCTGTTGGTCAGGAAGGTGGCGTGTCCGTTACTATGCCTGAGTCTCAGATGCAAGCAGCTAAAGACATTGCCAGAGCTGGTGGACAGCAGTTGCTTGGTGCTATTGGGCCGGGTACGCTTCAGGCAGAACAGGAACGTATCCAAGGGATGCTCCTTGGTCAAGGTATTGATGCTGCACAGCAGGACGTATACAGCCAGCTACAGGCTCTCCGTGCGCCTGAGCAGGAACGTCAGAGGCTGGCACTGGAAGAGCGTCTGTTTAATCAGGGACGCACTGGCGTGAGGACAGCTATGTTCGGAGGCACTCCAGAGCAGTTGGCTATGGAGAAGGCTATACAGGAACAGCAAGCTGCTGATGCACTGACAGCTAGACAACAGGCTCTAACAGAAAGGGGACAGACAGCGGGTCTTATAGCACAGGCTCTGGGTCTTGGTGGTCAGCAACAGGCACTTCAGGCTGAGCTGGGACTTGGTGGTTTACAGGCTGCTTTCGTACCGCAGCAACAGGCTCTCAGCTTGCTCGGTGCTGCTGTGCCGTTCTCTGAGTTGGCTACTAGGGCTGGCTTGCAGGGCGTGGTTACTCAGGGCGAGCTTGCTGGTTCAGGGCTTCAGGCTCTCACAGCAGGTTATGGAGAAGCAGCCGCTACAGAAAGAGCCTATCTGGAACAGTTAGCTCAGTCCTTGTTTGGTGGAGGCGGTGACAGCTTGTTTGGTCAGGTTATTGGCGGTTTGTTTGGTGGTGGTGATGGTGAAAACACTGGACTTAGCGCAGAAGATTACATTGCAATTATGAGAGCCGGTGGGGCCAAAATATAAATAAGGAGTTAAGTAATGGCTACAATAGATTTAGTCAGTAATTTATTACCCGGCATCCTGTCTGCCGAAGGACGTAGAAGACAAGAAGCAACACAGGCTCTTACTTCTCAGGCACAGCCTACTACTAGCGATAGTCTTCTTGCAGGACTGATGGCTCCCATGCCACAGACTCAGACAGAACAAATGCGTACTAACATTGGTGGTCTGTTTGGTCTGGACACTAGACCTCCTATGGTGAAACTCCAAGAGCAGTTGGCTGGTATGCCTCTTACTACTGCTGCTGATTACGCCAATGCTGCGCAGGTTGCTAAAGACTTGGGACTGCCAGCACAAGCAGTACAGTTAAGTCAGAAGTCTGCGCAGCTAGGAGAAACAGAAGAAAAAGCTAGAGTAGCTACAGAATCTGCGATTGCTGGTCGTGCAGCCGAAGCACAGAGAGTAATAGCAGCAATGGAAAATACCACAGACCCTCGTATTATGAAAGAGCTGCAAGGACTGATACCTTCAGTTTCTGCTGGTCTATTGTCAGGCTCAGAGCTTACTACTGCTATAGAAAAAAGTATTGACCGTTACTCTATAGAACCTCTTACTGCTGCTGAAAGAGAATCTATAGGCAGGCTAGTTGACGAAGACCCTGAGCTTCAGTCTTTGATGCAGAAGCCGGGATTCTTTGCTAGACTTTTTGGTGCAGAGAATGATGCTAGAGGTCGGGAAGAACTGATAAGAGAGTTTGGAAGAATTCAACAGATGAACCCCGGTATTTCCGATTCTCAGATTATTGATATGTTCTTAGCAGAAAACCAGTCAGCTATTGAGATGGTTGTACAAGGCGAAGGAACTGATGCGCCTACTGAAACTGTGTCAGGAGAACCTTCATTTGTTCCAGCAGGAGAGACACCAGAGGGTAATCCTCTTATGACTGGAGCAGAGCAGAGAGCTTTCCTTGATAAAGTAGGCAATGATAAAGCAGCACAGGTAACAGAAATAAACAGGCTAGTAGTGAAGAGGTTGGATGAAGAGGATGCTGCTGGCAGAAGGCCGAGGAATGAAAGAGAGAGGTCAAGACGAGCTGCTCAGTTGAGAAGAGAGTATGCTAGAACACTTGGACTAGACGTAACTCCTCCTACTATTGCTACTCCTGGTGGCCCCTTTTAATTTAGCTGAGACTGTTCATGGCTGAAAATACAAAACCTAAAGTTTACAGGGGCGATGACGCTGTAAAGGTTATAGAGCGCAAGTTCGATGTAAAACTTCCTCCTGAGTATAAAAGAGTAGTTATGCTGGAAGGCTATGCGCCAGAGCCTTATGAAGATGATAATAGAAAAATCTGGACTACTGGTGTAGGTCAGACAGGCATCTATATGGACATGACTCCTATAGAAGCCATGCAAGCTAAAGAAAGAGAGGTGTCTGAATACATCCCCAACTATGCTACTCTACCAACAGACATAAGAGCTGAGATATTTCAGCTTCACTATCGTGGTGATTTAGGTCAGTCTCCAAAGTTCAGAGAGTTGTTCAATACAGGAAAATATGAAGAAGCCAGCGTTGAGCTATTGAACCACGAAGAATATAGAAGAAGAAAAAATGCGCAGATAGGAGCTTCTTATAGGGATGGTGTTGTTAAAAGACTTGAAGAGGCTTCTGCTGTTTTTGCTAACTACACAGGGCAAGAAGGAATGCCTCGTGAAGAACAGGAGCTAACACAGAACCAGCTTGAAAGGATGTTTGGTGAGACAGCTACAGCTCCTGCTTCTATTACTATTCCCGGTAGAGAAAGACAGTTTCCTCAAAGAGAAGTCGGTGAGGCAGCTACTAATGTACGTCAGTTAATTAGAGACTCGCTAGGGACAGCAAAAGATAAATTACTAGAGAGAGCTGATAAAGCTGCTGCTGGTTTAGACAGTGCTGAAGCTGCTATGCGTTCAGTGTTGCCAACAGTAGGTGAGAAAGTACAACAAGGTTTAGACGCTGCTGCTGGAGCTATAGAAAGCGCAGAGCCTATTGCTCGTAAAGTTGTTGATGCCGGATTAGCAGGTGCTGATAGAGTAGCAGAAGGACTAGAAAGAGCTGAACCTATTGTCCGTGAAACACTAAACACTGCTAAACAGAAAGCACTAGAAGGAGCTGACAGAGCTGTAGAAGGACTGGATAGAGCTGAAGCTGCTATGCGTAGCAGATTAGAAAGACCAGCTACACAAGAGACAGAACAACCTCCAGTGCCTTCTTCTATTACTATCCCCGGCAGAGAAAGGCAGTTTCCTATAAAGCCTCCAGAAGAGAGAGCAAAAGAAGTAAGAAGGCTTTTGATTACTCCTCCTGAAGAACCAGAAACAATACAGGAAGCTATAGTAAAACAAGAAGAACCAAAGCCTATTCCTTACGAGCCTAAAACAATAACTCGTATACCCGCTGACTTCGGACAGAGAATCACACTAGAGGATATTCAGCGTAGTGCTTCTCTCCGCGAATACAGAGCATTGCCGGGAGATGTGTTTAAGGACGGTAAGCTGTACCGTGTCTATTCAGAGAAACCTTCTAAAGCATCTACTCCAGAAGAAGAGACTAAGCTGGGAGCTATTCAGAATCTGATTTATGGTTTTGATAGGTACGGTAACACTATAGAAGAGAACGTAGCGGACTACTTGAAAACAATTATCCCTATGAACGCTTCTTCTATACCCACAGAGTCAGACCCGTATGCTGATGTGCTTGCAAAAGCAGACTCAGACACAAGAAGGGATATGCTGGCTAGTCAGCGATACAGAGATTTAATAGAAGAGTACGGCTATGAGACTGTAGTCAGCCCTCCTTCTGGAGCAGCAGTAGTAGGCGGCTTGGTAGGCTCTCTCGCTAGTCCCACTACTTTAATTCCGTTAGGAGGCACAGTAAAGTCTGGTGCTTTGCTGGGTGCTGCTTTGTCTGCTGGCTATACAGCCTCTGCTGATTTGGCTGAGAGAGGTGAGATAAGAGTAGTTCCTACTTCAAGCTCTGCCATTCTTGGTGGTGTGCTTGGCGGTGGGTTGGCTGCATTGACACGCCCATCTAACATTGTACCAGCTTCTATGTTGGTGGATAAAAACAACAGGCTATTAAACTCTTCTCAAATGCTGCCTAGACTTTCCAAGTTGCAGAGAGAAGGCAAGATAAACGCTCAACAAGTAAAAGCTACCTATGATTACTACAATGTAACCAAGCCTGTAGCGACAGCAGAGAAGGCAGTCACAGAGCTAGGCCCAGTAATGCGCAATGTCTCGGCTGCTGTTGATAAATACTTAGGAGCTTTTGTTACTGTCCTGCGTAAGAAGAGTGGTCAGTTAGCTGACAGAGTTAGAAGGTTTGAGATCAACTCACATATGCAGATAGCCAGTAATCTGAATAAGGTAACTCCTTTTATACGAAGCCTGAATAACTTAAGTACAACCACAGCAGATGACATAGCTTACAGGATAGGGCTTGGTCAGTTTGACGAAGCTCGTAATCTCATGCCTGTCTCTATGCAGACTGAGTTTGAAGATACGCTGGGAGTTCTTAAAACTTTAGGAAAGGAATTAAAGAAAGCTGGTCACACGTTTGAACCTATTGAGAATTACTTTCCACGGTTGATGAAAGACCTTGATGGTTTCTATGAAGAGCTTGGTGTTGTTCTAAAAGGGCCGATAGAAAAACAGATTGAAAAGTATGCAAACCTGACAGGCAAAACAGTAGCTACTCTTAGTGAAGATATAAAGAACGATATAGCAGACAAGGTTGTTAGAGGTCTTACTGTAACTCGAAGAGAAGACGGTGTTGTTACTTTTGTTAAACCAAGTGGTAAGAAGGCTGGCCCTTGGAATAAAAGAACTGCTGATCTGCTCTTGCAGAAACAGAAAGACTTGATGAAATACTATGGCTCACCCGGAGAAGCCTTGCAGAACTACATTACAAAGGCTATCACGGACATAGAGAAGAGGCGTGTTCTTGGCATACATGGTAAGAAAGTAAATAAGAAGAAGCTCGGTATTGAAGAGACTAGCGATGGCTTCCTTGATGTGGATAGTTCTCTGGGCGCATTGATTAACGAGGCAAGAGCTAAAGGCGATTGGTCTGTTAAAGACGAAGCAGAAATAGTAGAGATGCTCCGTGGATACTTTGTTGGTGGCAACCAAGCTCCTAATGCTGTGCTACGTTTTCTCAGAACTGCTGGTTACTCAGGGACTATTGCTAATCCTATCTCTGCTATCACGCAGCTCGGTGACTTGGGTGTTTCAGGAGCTATGTACGGTTTCCGTAACACTATCTCTGCTATGTTTGGGGAGAAGAACATTAAGCTAGTGGACTCTGGATTGAAGTCTCTTGCTGAGTTTGAAGACCCTAAACGTACAGGGGCTTTCTTACAAAATCTGTTTAAGTATTCTGGGTTTGAAGCTGTTGACCGTCTTGGTAAAGAGACAACCATGAACGCTGCTCTCAGGAAAGCACAACAGCAAGCGCAGACTGCATCAGGCAGAGCTAAACTAAAAGAGAAGTATGGCAATGTTTTCGGGAAAGAGTATGACAATTTCATAGGTGATCTACAGAGAAAAGAGATCACAGAGAATGTTAAATACTATGCGCTTAACGAGCTGGCAGATATGCAGCCTGTGTTTTTGTCAGAAGTTCCTAGAGCTTTCATTGAGAATCCCAACGGTCGTATCCTGTATATGCTCAAGACGTTTACTCTCAAGCAGTACGATGTCGTTCGTAACAGGATAATAGGTGAGTACAGGAAAGGAAACAAAGAGCAAGCTATTAAACAAGCTGCCGTACTTGCTGCTTACTTGTCACTGGCTAATGCTGGCACTGGCATGGCAAAAGACTTTCTACTAGGTAGAGATGTTAAGCCTGAGCAGATTCCAGACAGAGCTTTGTGGGGACTGCTCGGTGTGTACGGTGCTAACCAGTACGTCAGTGAGCGTTACCTTTCACGAGGTGACTTAACAGGCTACGCTAAAAACCTTCTTACTCCAGCTACTCCTTTACTTGATGAAGCGTTTAAGTTAGGAGGCGACATCGTTGGAGGGGACTTGGAAGAAGACTTCTTAAAGTACGCCAAGCCAGTACCTATTGTGGGCAACATAGCGTACAACTGGTTGGGTGGTGGAGCAGAGAAGTACAACGAAAGGAACAAATAAAAAAACCTACCTAGCTACGAAAACGAATGAAAAGTAACTAGGTAGGCTGAGGAGGACTCTTTAAGAGTAATACTATAACGTATCTAGTAGTCTGTCAAGATACCATCTAGCTTTTTCTAAATCTTGCTTGGTCTTTCCTTTGTACATACACCGCCAGAGATACTTCAGTGTATTCCCACGGCAGTACCCTTGAAACTCTTCAGCACTGAGCGTAGCCTCGATTGCATCTATGCACTCTACTGCGCCAGTGTTGTAGTGTGACGGGCTGTGGACTTCCATTGACAGTGAAGTTTCTTCTCTTATCTTATTACCTACTTCAGCCCACTCTTCTTCTGTAGCATCGTCTATAGAATCCTTAACTACTTCCCACTCACAGTCAGGCAATAGCAAAGGACACTGCCCAATTACGGTAGCGTATACCTTCTTGCCTATGTCATTAACGATGATGACAT